CTGGGTGTTCATCTGATAATTTTGATATTTGTCTTTGGACACAATCGTTAGCCTCTTGTCTTGGCTTGATAGTCTTGTGGATAATGTCTGCTGCACCGTATTTCTCAAACTCGTTATGGTCATGGTGCATACATTCCTTTAGCGTTTTCTCTAATGATTCTTTCAATACTTCAACTGATGTTTCTGGCACACCTGGAGTTTCTGTTAATGCTAATCCTTCTGGAACCAGACCAAATGGCATCTGGAAACAATCAGAGTTTCCGTTGCATACTCTCTTAACGTCTGTTGGTGTTGCCTCTATACTTGTAAATAATAATTTGTTCTTTGCCAACATGGCTGCTGATGGGTCTGTGATAATACCCTCATAATATACTGTTTCTAATTCTGAATTATAATGAAATGTTGCCTCTCCTATTACCTTGTTTCCGTCATGTTCCCAGTTAAGTGGAACTGTTACGCCATCAAATCTTCTTAATTCTTCTTTGGTGTATAGGTTGTTATTTCTCGATATTCTTGGAATTAATGCTACGCCTTGAATCTTGGCATTTTCGTCTATTCTAGCGTATGATTCGAGATTCATGTAATTACTTTAAATAGTTATTAAAAGAGAATTAATAATCAACATCATCATCATAGTCCTCATAGGTTTTAGGTTCCATTTCTACACCGTCACCCACACACTTGAGGTTATTGCAGTTATAGCACTTGACTATCTTGTCTGATAATGGTATGAAAACGTTATACAGGCACCAGGAACAATGGACTTTGGCTGTTTCCACCATAAATTGACTCTAAATTTAACACTAAATAGAAATTTACTTGTTCTTACCCTAGACTAACTTTTAGATTCATCTATCTCTAAATAATATCCTAATAGTGTGATATTAATTGTTGCATCATCTGTCTTTGCGTTGACATATACGCCTCTTGTCGTTTGAATGAGAATACCTGTGAGTGGAACGGTTGAATTTTTACCAATGTTGAGTGTGAGTAATACTTTGGAAGCTGTTGTGGTTGTGGCACTTGTTGCCTCATATAGAACTGCGATTGCTCCATCTGTTGCAGATACGTTTTTGTCAGCATTGAGTACAATACCTGTAACAATAAACTGAAATCCTGATTTTGGTGTTACTAGATTATATGCTGTGTTAATGCTTGTCATAGCAGCATTGAATGTAGAATCATAGTTTCCTCTAACTGTGATTAATTCTCCTGCGTGTGTTACTCTTGCGAGATGTCCACCGCCTGAACCGTCAGAAATTTTAGTATCAATCAAGGGTTATTCCCTAGTTGTCTGTAATTAAGTGGCAAATACAGGCGATATAACAATTAACAGAACCACTTGATAAGTTTGGATTGACCTCTACACCAATAGAGTTGCCTTTTTCCAATAATAGGTTAATTTCTGCAAAAGTTCTTGCTTGTGCGTTTGGAGCTCCGATTAGAATAATATCAGTTCCATCTGTAATTGTGTTTCCACTTGCTGCTGCCTTGTATGCTGTTGCAGTAAGTGTTTTTGCTGAACCAAAGTTTCTGTTTGCATTTTGTGGAACTGCTGATGCGTTAGAGATTAAAGTTCCTGCTGATGGATTTCTTGTAATTTGAATTTGAACCTCGCCTGTTGTATTGTAACTTCCTGCTCCTGTTCCAACTACTACTGCCTCTATTAAAAGATTCTTGTCCTCATTATTTTTAAGATAAAACATTCCTGTTGTAGCAGAAATTGAAACTATGCCTGTGTTAAGATTGTAAGCATCTCCGTCTTTGAGTGCTTGAACTGCCTCTGTGGTGGTTACATTATCTGTGAATAAACGATTATTGTTACCTACTTTTGCCTCTCTACCATTACCTGAACCACTTTCAACTTTCATATCTATTCTTTATATAGTGATTTAAAGAGAATTAACCTCATCATCTTTTATCTGGTCGCCAGTTATTAGTTCAAGTTGACCTACGAGTATTCTCATCTGTGTGGTTAATAATTGAATCTCATCACGCAAATTATCTACTTTGATGTTTGTATTATTGGTCTTTGTATCTACGTCTGATAGTTTATCCAGTATTAGTTTAGATAATATCTTAATGCCTGAACGTGATTCTAAACTCATAATAACCCCTGTAAAATTTCAACTGTCGCAAATATGACACCCATTACACCTATAATCATATAGAATTTCTTGTTGTTTTCTTCCTTTCTTTGCTCTAATTCCTTGAAATGGTGGTCTAGCATTAACTCTGTCTTTGTCTGTCTGTCGCATAGATTTCTAATCATTTCGAACATTTGGTCAAATTTTTCCAAAGTTCTTTCCTCAAAATCTACTGGCATGATCTCTTTTTACCTGTGCAGAAAGCGTGTTGTCCCTCTTTGCATGAAACACATGGGCATTTACATTCATTTAGTGAAATTGGTGAAAACTTGTTAACGAATTTCTCCTTTTGGAATTGCTGGTTAGTCTTTGCTATTTGCTGGTCCATCTCGTCTTTTGCGTTAATCTCATCATCATCTGGCAGTTCCATTCCTGTGTTCTTTCTTAGCCATTCTCTAGCCTCATTCTTTGTCATAATGCCTGTGTTTGTGAAATCCTTGACCTGGTTGACCTCTAACTCTATGATGTTTTGTGTGGTAAATGATACTGCACATTCCTCACTGTCTGGGTCAAATCCGTTTTGTAATAGTATGTTATCAAATAATTCTGTCTTTAGTTTGTTGGCAAGGTATCTCTGATAGCCTCTTACTTTCTTTTGAACGATTGTTTCAGTTGTTTCTGATGATGCTCTTGATGTGAAATCACCTGTGAGAATCTCGTTAGGGAATTGAACACCCATCTGAACTGTATTCTTTAGCCAATCAAGATAATCTGTATATTTGCTTCCTGTCTGTGTTTCGAAAAATTCAATCTCTGGTTTAACCTTTTGGACACGCTTATCTCCTGGTTTGTATTCAGCCCAACGTCTGGCTTCTTTCTTTAGATATTCGTCATTTGCACCATTGTATGTGATAGTAGTAATTGGATAAGCATTGTTAAGCAAGATTCCACCCATAGCATCTTCTACACCCCAGATTAGTTCTACTACTGGTGGCATTGTCCTATGTCCTAATGTTCTTGGAATTGCTAGACTATGGAATAATGAATTGCTCCAAGCCTTTCTGCTAAATGGTGCAAGATTAAATTCGATAAACTTTCCTAGTGAGCCATCACCTAGTTTTGCTATCTGTCCATTGTGGGTTCTATGCTCATAGTATTGTAACTCTCCATACTCATCTCTTTTCTTTGAGATAATTGTTGCCATGTCAACTTCAAGTACGTCTTGTATATCATTCTCGTCTAGTTTCTCTAATAGTGCGTTTCCACAAATAAGCCAGGTTGTTACCATGTTTTCAAACTTTTCATAGAAATTAGTACGTCTTACCCATTCTCTTAAATATTCTGTGGCTGCATCTGAATTGCATACAATCTCCATATCTGTGCCTGAAATCATCTCACTATACATTGATACTGGCATTTGAATCTGTGGTGTTCTGTCGTGATAGTGAATTAATCTTTCAAATGTTACTTGTAGTGGTCTTTCCCTATCCCATTCTTTTCTTACTATCTTTGCAGTTGGAGCCTTTGCTTCCTCAATAACGAATTTCTCGCTAATGTGTGATGGGGTTCCTATTGGGCTACTCATGCTGGTCCCTCTAATACTTGTAATTCTACGTGATTAAGCGTTGATTCCTGGACGCCTGATTTTGTTAATGTAACTACGACTTCATATATTCCAAAGATTGGCATCTCGCCTGAACCTACTGCATAAGAGAAAGTGCCATCTGATGCTGATACAATAGTTCCTGTCTTGTTGAATCTGTCACCAATGGTTCTTGGTTTGAACATTCTAATTGTGATAGTATAACCTGTAAGATTCTTTTTTACTGTTCTATTCTTGTTTGTGTATAATGTGCCAGTTAGTTTATTCTCGCTTGAAAAGTCGCCTCTATACCATTGAGTCTGGTCAAGTGTCAAGTATAAACCGTATGCCATTTCAGATTTCTATACCAAACTTTTTGAAATCTTCATCTGTCAATCCTAACTGTTTTCTAGTTCTTGGATTCTTTAATCTGTTAAGTTCAAAGATAATTTTCTCTTTTGGAGCATCATCACGCAACCCTAGTTTTCTATTAATAGAAGTAAAATTTTCAGAATTAAACACCTTTTTGGCTTTTGATGCCTCTACTTTGCGTTCCTCAACCTTTCGTTTAAAGAATGACATAGTTTAGATTAATAATGTAATTTAAAGAGAATTAATAACCTAGTTTGCCACCTTGATGGAACCACATCTTTATCTTTCTGTCAATCATGTGTGCCTTTGTTCTTTCTGGGTCAGGGTCTTCACGTTCAATTCTGATGGCTTCCTCTTTGATCTCTTTAAGCAAATTGGCTACCGATTGACCAAAAGAATCTAATAGTTTTTCTGCTACCAATGGAATTTGCATTAAATGATAATAAGCGTAATAGTAATAGAGAATTAAATTGGAGAGTAATTTTTGGTTGATAATCTTCTGGCTATTACTCTGGCCTTGTATGTGTGAGTAGGTAAAAATTCAGGAGTCATTTTATACAAAAACAGTTGTTTTCCTATTGTCAAAACTTCCCTTATGATTCTTATCATAATATTGTATTGCTACTACTACATTATCCTCATAATCATTTACGTCAATCATTAATTTATACATTTTAGTACATTCCTCACACATTTGGTAGGTAAATTCATTATCTCTACCTTGACTTTGATTGTAATATGTAACGTCTGCAACTGCTTTTCCAATGCCTACGCTATGATTTCCGTTTTTGTCGAATCTGTCACATTCAGCGAACCAGCCACCTAATGGGCTTTCACATTTGTTTGAATCTTTCATATCATATCTATGGTAGTTCCCATATATATACCCTAGAGATTGAAAATAATTGACCTAATTGTCAAGTTTATCCAAGTAACACCTGGAACAAAGCCAATCAGTAAAACTAGGCTCTCCACATACCATGCAGGAACCTACCTTTCTAGTGTATTGTTTGCCACTAAATGACTTCTTTAGACCCTGTATAAACCCAGAAAATAGACTCATTTTGACATGAGGAAGAATATTACTAGCCATGCTGTTGCAGTTAGTCCACCGCCAAATATCATTGGAATATTCATATCTCTACTGTGTGTGAGGCAAGATAATAGAAATTATTCGTCGCCTAGTATTCTCTTTAAATTTTGATCTTTAGGTGTAACTATCATGTTAATCTATTAATGGCCACATTATATAAAGGGAATTAATAAGGAGTTGGGATGTCTCACCCTTAGCGTGTTTCAGCACTCCTTGTTAAGCAGAAGAGAGTGTATTTCTGCGCACTTTCCCGATTGCCTTACACTCAAAGGCTTCACGGTGTCAGTTGTTATTCTAAGAGTTTTAACTCCCAATCATTTGTCTGCTTGACAATTAGTATATAGCATATCCAATATAAATAGATTTGGAATTAAAATAATTGACCTACTCGTCACCAAGAATACGTCTAATATGATGATAGACTTCACTTATCCTTATGTATCCATCTGGCTCATTGGCCATTATATCCAAGTATTCTCTTAGGTGTCTTTCTAGTTCACTCATATTCTATCGTCTCAAACTTTATTGATTTGTTTATTTTCTCTTTTTCATCGTTCCTATCTACGAATTTCTTACCCATAAGGTCAAAGTGTCCATAGTCATACTCCTTTAGGTCCCAACACGCCATGAGAAAACAATCGCCTACATCAAAGTTTAATTCCTCTTTATCTACACCGCCTTTCTTGTCAAACTTTGCTGCCCTCATTTGTGAGATTAACTTGTTATGATTTGGGTGTATTCTTACCTTTCCATTCTTTACCATTTGTGCTGCATTGATAGTCATTTTGGAACGTAGTGATTGTAGGTTTGCTGTTTCGTGATCTCTTATTTGCAGACCAAAGTTAATTGGTAGTGCTGGTATTCCTCTTTCCTCTAGGTCACGAATGAATCCAGGGTGTGCAGAGTCAATCTTTACATTATCACCATACTTGTGTGCCATGTCAGCCATTAGGTCTAGCATTGAACTTGGTGATGCTCTAGGATATTCATAACATTCTGTGACGTATAATATTCCATCTCTTATCTCTGCTCCAAGAACACCAAAGTTAGATGAACCAAATGCAGGGTCACCATATAGCCCGCACTTTTCCCCTACTAATTCTAGGTCATACTTGTCAATGATATTGTCTATTCCTGTGAATATATCTCCGAGTCCGTATCCGTATTGCAGATTATACTCTCTTTCAAATGATGGATTCTGATTCTTTTCCCTCTCGATAATATCAGGATCATATACTATTCCTACACCATGCTCATAGTTATACTCTTTCATTATGTATCCGTTGTCTGTTTCTTCTTCCATTCTTTCATAGAGTCCACCTGGCATATTTGGAGTTGATACCATAGCCACAGTTGCATCACCCTTAGCTCTGTATCTCTCTGCTACTGTTCGTGCCTCATCTTGATACCTTAGTGGGAAAAAGTCAGCCTCATCAAGCACAACTATTCTAGGGTTAAGACCTCTTGCTGGTTCAAGGTGGTTAGTTGGAAATGCTTCAATCTTGCAGCCGTTTAATATGACTACTGATTCCTTACTCTTGAACTCCTTGCCTGTGAATAATCCTTTGATACGTCCGATAAACTTTTTTGTCAAGTCCAAGTTTGCACCTGTGATTATTATTGCTGTAACGTCTATTTCTTTCT